GAGAGACTTCTTCTTAGGTGCTGCTGCCTTGATAACAAATGTTTCTTGCTGTGATGCTGTAGAACCCTTTGCTTCTTGACCTTTGACTTCAAACTTGCCCTTGCCATCAACAATCTGGGAGAACTTACCTTTGATTGCCCAAGCAGCATCCTTGTCCACATTGATGTTATAATGACCCTCAGTTCCTAGTGTGTAATCACCCTTGACACCAACAGTGTAATTGCCATTGACGGTATAGTTCACTTCACCTGGGGTATCGATACTAACGCTAGCACCTTGTTTGTTTTGAGTAATTACGAATTCGCCTGGTCCTTCGCTATACTCACCACCAGTTAGGTTCTTGTTAAAGAATCCTGTGTTGAGTTCAAATGAACCACCATACATGCTGATCTTGCCACCATTCTCACCCGCTTGGATGTTAATGTCCTTGCCTGACTTGAGATTGAGTGTGCTACTAGCATTGACGGTTACGTTGTCACCTTTGACAGCAGCATCACCACCGATAGCTTCAACATTGACAGGACCATAGACCTTCAATGAGTATGATGGCATGGTCTCTTCTTCGACGTTGCCATCCTCATTGGTGCCCTTAGACTGAACACCACCATCATCACGACCAGTAACTTCGATAGCAACAGACTTTGCTTTCTGAATCTGTGACTGAGTATTCAACACAAATTTACCACCACAACCAGACTGTCCTGGTGGACCAGCAGAGATAGTTATGTTATTATTGTTGTCAATATGGAACGCTGTCTTACCATTGTATAGAGCAATACCTTTGCTTCCATCCTCAGGGAATTCGTAAGCAGTGATGACAAAACCACCTAACATCTGAGAGAACTCAGGAATAGGTCCCTCGGCATAGTAATTCTTACCAAGAGTTTCTACGTCAGGAGTGAAACCACCTGCTACTTTAGATTGTGTACCTTCTGATGGCGTTTGATTTACTGAGTCTGGCATTATCTACACTCCTTATGGACAATCAATGTACTTGCCTGTACCGATCTTGGCATAACCTTGATCTTCATAGGTCTTAGTATCTAGACATGAAATAGATGGTAGAACTCTAGCACCTGATCCACCACCACCAATGATTCTGACGACAGGAATCTCGTTCCAGGTAGATGTTCTATCAGTTGGTTGAACACTGATTAGATATCCTCTCTCATCAATGACAGCAACTGCTCTACCAGCAACACCATCAACATAAACATCAGGTGTGGATGTGTATCCTTGACCAGGACTAATGATTGTGTACGAGTCAATGACACATCTCAATTCTGGATCTTGGTTGAGGTTGTATCCTCTACCAGTTCTAGTCACTCTAATCTCAGACACTTTACCTGTAGCATCTAGTAGTGGGATACCAGAGGCACCGTATCCAGGACCAGTGATGATAACTTTGGGTGGGAATACGTATGGACAACCTTGCTCAACGATAGGAATACTAATGATAGCTCCGTTGCTATCTGTAATAGGTTTGCCAGCAATAGGTTTATCGAAGCATGGTTTTCTTGGAGTGACTGGATCTGGATCGTCATCTCGATCAGACTCGTCAAAGATAAGAACATCAGCAAAAGCACCAGTGCCATTGACAAGGAACGTGAGAGTCTCTGTGCTTTCAAACACACGATCATCAGCAATACCAACATAAACTTTTGCTTGGTTGTCAATGATAGTGAACGTACCGAAAAGACTATTGCCATCAAAGTCGTCTTTACTGATACCATTACCGTACAAAGTGTACTGTAGCAGTGTACCGTTAGCGATGTTAGTTGTAGTGATGGTGTAGGTGATAGTCTCACCCTCTTTGTACGTAAATTTATCTGAGGTAACACTGTATGTGGGTGTTACTGAAGAATCAATCAGAACTTCACTAGCAATGACAACAGTGGTTGATACATCTACGATGTCTTGGTCGTCACCATTGCTATCGACATAAGACATAAGAGTGAAGTCAAACTGTTCTGCCTCTTCTGTTAGTCCATCATCAGCAATCTGGATAGGAATGATACACTGACCATCAATGATCTGTAGTGGGTTGGCATCAATGTCAACACTAGACTCCAATCTACCACCAACAATGTCAGACCTAGTAAGAGGACCATCAAGTTTATATCTGAAGTTGGTTCCGTCTGGAATATTGAGAGCACTAACTGTAAAGGTAACAGTCTCACCCTCTCTTAGATAGTTCACATCAGATGTGACAGACCAGAGAGGATCGTTACCTAGACTATCACTAGCACCTAGAATAAAAGCATCAGCATATGCTGGTGTGTTAGTGATGAAGAACGAAATACTTTCTAGAGCATCATCATCTGTGTCTGTGTTGGTAGCAATCTCTACTTCAACTACCGCCTGACCATTTTCATCTAGAGTAAACTCACCAGCCAATCCACCTATTACATCACTAGAATCAATATCACCATCTAGTGTGAAGTTATAAGGACCAGGGTTATCTACATTCGATGTACTGATAGTATAGATGATAGTCTCACCCTCTTTATAGAATGTCTTATCCGATCTTACAACGAACTCTGGTACAACAGGAGACGTTGGACCTAGTGGGTTCGATGGTGTTATAGGTACTGTAATTGTAGTTGATGGAGGAACAAATGGATTTGGTGGTTCTCCTGGGATAGTAGGTATAGTAGGACTGTTACCTGTACTGCTATCAAAATCTGTGATAGTACATTTCTTGACGTTACCGCCAGGGAACGAAGCTTCAAGACCTTCTGGCGTCATGTTAGGTTCGATCTTAATGAAGAAGTTCTCTTCACCTTCAGTCTCATCGTCTTTATATGTTTCAAATACTAGCGTCTTTTCGGTAGCACCAGGAGCAAATCCAATAGAAGATCCATTGAAAATCTTATTGTAGTCTTCACCTTGAGTAGCAGTACCACCAAGAATTGTCATCGTGAGACTAGATGGTTTGGTAGTGTTGCCACCTCTAGTGATAGTAAAGATAGCTTGCTCACCTTCAGTAACTTCTACATCATCCATAGAGTATGTGATCAGTACATCTGTTGGTGTGCTGTCATCATCTGATTCTCCGTCAGGATATGTACCACCAACAAAAATTATATTGGTATCTGGTAGAGAATCTAGTGCTGAAGTATTTCTTGCCTCGTCACAAACATATGTCGATCCATCTAGAGGACCATCTTCTAGTTGAGCGATCAGTTTATCCAACCAGTCTTCATCTTCTTCTCCAGTGTCACAGTCAACACATTCCTTTCTAAGTTTCTGACACTGAGCAGCAGGACCATCACAAGAGATGCCGAGTAGATTTAGAACACCGTTGATAGCATTGCCAATGATGTCTAGTGGTGCTGCTAGAGCAGATAGAATCTGTTGTAGTGGACCCAGAACTTTACCTAGTAGTTCTTCAATGAATGATAGTAGTTGATTGATGATACCATCAACTAGATTGTCTACTAGACAAGCAGCATTAGAGAAAGCATCCATCAGATAACCGAGGAGCAAGTCAGTCAACCACTTAGCAATCCTGTCAGTGAAGTCTGCCATCTCACAACCAAGATCATCCAAGACATCATTGATAGTGTCTAGGATTGTCTTCAGTCTGCTTTCTTTCTTGGTGATAGGTTGGAATGGTTCAATACCTAGGTCAGGAGCAACTGGTCCTGTGTTTACATTACCTAGAGCATCTGTAGCAGCAGCGTCTGTGTATAGAACTAGTTCCACTAGTTGATCTACACCTTCACGTACTAGTTTGACAATTTCTCCCTTGGTTCTAGCAACGAAACTCTTAACAAGACGTACTGCCTTATTAACATATTCCATTCCACCATCAATATAACTATTAAGTTCTCCGTTGATCTGACTAACGTAGAATGATCCAATGTTACCTCCCGACTGTTGAGTCGCTGCTAGCATGTCACCAACAATCTTAGTGAGACCACCTGCTAGATCGCTTTCAGATCCACATGTAGGGTCAGCAATCTCTACACATACTTTGTTACCTGTTGGATTGGTGACTGATGCTTCAGCAAACAAACCATAGAATGCTGCTGGCATCTGACCTGGGACAGCAGGAGAAATCTCACCAGCATCACCTGGCTTTGTTAGGTCTTCATCCTCAGCAGTAGTGCTGTCTGCTGGACTGTCACCGTTCCTTTTCTTATCAGAACCCATGGGTTTTGATATGTTTGGATTGGTGGTGTCATCTACGTAAGTTGTGAATTCTTTCTCGGTAGCACCAGGGTTAGGATCTCCCTCTACGTTCTCTAGTTTTGTAGCACCAGCAGTGTGACCAATCGATCCCATGATGATTGGTTTCTGTCTGTCATTATCTACATAGAATCCAACCACCCAGTTGCCTAGGTTCAGTCCTACACTAGCACCAGTCTTACCACCATCACTAAATGGTGTGGTAACAGGTAGCATTACCTGTGCCCATGGCAACTCACTGGTAGGTGTAGCATCACCACTCTTCAGGTGCTGACCTACAATTCTTACACGATATCTACCAGAGTTCTTTGGGTCTTCGTTCTTATTGCTTTCAATCTGTCCGATCCACCAAGAGAATCCATCGGCACCGATCTGATGTATTGGAAATAGAGATGATAGTGCTGGATCCATATCACTTCACGTTGCTAGCGGAGTCTTTCATGCCGTAAATGTCCCTGATCAACTCGATCTTCGTTGTACATGTACTACTATTTAGGAAGACATTGTTATGTGACAGAGCAGAGATCAAGTACACACCACTGTTCTCTCTGTCTAGATCTTCCTCTTCTCTAGTAGTTTCTGCTGCCATGTTGGGGAGCAAGACATTAAGTTTATCACCTACCTTTAGTTTCATGTTACCTGGGATAGAGATCTCTAACTTCTGGTTCTCCATAAAGTATCTTCTGGCAACACTTTGAGCAAGCCAATACTTCTGATAGTCGGGGAAGTTCGATCCACCTTCACCACCATTGTCTCTTTCGTCTGGTGATCCAGGTGTCTCTTCACTGTACCATGTCTCATGATCTAGAAGAACAGTCATGACCCTGGTGGGGTTGATAGATAGTTCCTCTTGTGTTGCTCCTAGTTTTTCTTGACTACCTAGGTGTGCCATGCTATTGAAGTTTTCTTTCAGGTTGTATCTAAGTTCTTCATAGTAACCTGTAGACCAGTTGTATGTAACCACATGACTAGCATACGTACCACTTCTCATCTGATCTAGCATGTCAATCTCATTGGTGAATCTATAGTCTTCAATGACTAGGCGATCTGGATTGTCTATGTTTGGTTTTGATCTGTAGGTAGCGACTTCCATCTCACCACGGAACTCATCGTCACCTGTGCTGAAGTAGTAGTCAATAGAATTGAAGTTGAATCCAGCACTGTTCTCAAAGAATAAGAATCCTGCTGTACCTGATGCCTTACTAGTGTCACCAGATAGTTCTGTCTGTCCACCTTCTGTAGTCTTCTCAGCGTCACCTTCTGCTGCCTTGGATGACTGTGGCACTGCCTTCTGAGATAGAGACTGAATAATATGGTGTGCTTTCTTTCCGTTGGGGAAGAACTGTACCTGATACTTCGATCTCTCTTTGAAGATCTCTTTCTCTGTCTTGAGATTCTCTGTAAGAATCTTATCGACAATCATGTCTGGAGTTCCCTTCAATAGTTTCGTCAGTCTGACACCCTCATTGTATAGTGCTTCCTTTGACACCAGTGCTAGGTTGTAGTTCTGTAGACTCTTAGTAAATGATCTGTTATATACTTTCCAGACATACAACTCAAACTCATACACTTTCTCTTCTACATCCTCAATCTTGAGGGTTACTTTCTCTCCACCCTGAATAGGAATCTTGGAGATAAAGTTGCCACCAGAGTCAGCAACGTTCAGCACAGCACTGACGAATGGACTGAAGATGCTTTCGTAGTAAGCAAATCCAACTGCTGCCTTATCAAATTGATATTTGTTTCCATCAACATCATGGAGAAAGCACTCCTTCAGTTCAATGGACTTTGTATTCTTATTTGCCATGATTAGTAACTGAGTGACCCGTACATTGAACCCCAACCAGGAGTAACATTGTAGATAGAGAACGGATTAGAACTATCTATAGGAACTTCTGGTTGTTCTTGACTTTGTTGAAACTGTGCTATAGCAGGGATAGCAGTGATCTGTGGCTGTGAACTAGGAAGTGCCCCACGATCAGGAGATAGTGGATTGGTTCCTGCTTGTGGTACATCTGCTGTTAGTGCTGATGGCGTCTGACTATCTGCCTTGGGCACCACTGCTGTCTCAATAGAGTTAGCAGAACCAACAGCA